TTTAGGTTGTGTCATCGAATCTTGCACAGTGTCGTATCCATCGTTTGCATAAGCATCACCTGTTAATGTTTCGTCGCTAGGATAATAAAAATTACTATTTCGATATTGATCAGTGTTAGTTTGACTAATTATACAACAAACTACATCAATAGACGCATCGTCTATTTCAACTGCTGCTCGTAACGCAAGAGCTCCACCATTTGACAACCCAAGTATCCTAATACGATCGGTATCAACGTTTGTATATAATTTTACTTTTGCTATAATTTGTTTTATTGCTTCTATGTCTTGGCCGTTATTTGGCTCGTTTGATATATTCCAAGTATTTTGACCGTCTACTGATACACTGACTACAATATGATCATATAATACAGCAGATATTGATGATAAGAATCCTGTTTCGTCGCCACCTGCGCCATGGAATGCCAAACATACAGGCTTTCTAGCCGGATTTGTTCTAGTGCTCCAAGGAATATTAACAGCAGTAACATATGTTTGTCCACCAACTTCTATTGAAAAATTTGTGTCTGTTAATAATGTTTCACCAAAATCAATTTGTTTGCTTGTGCCTGTTATTCCAGTAACATTTATTGCTCCGGTAGTTGTTACAGGATCAGTAACACCGTATCTGCTGTAAAGCATTCTGTTAGGTGATCCGAGTAAAGATGTTTCGTAATTAGCATAATCTGTATCAGATCCAGTATTATCTATTGTTGCTTTACTATCAGCAACCATTTTACTTTGTAGTTGTGCAGGAGTAAGATTAGGTTGAGATTGTAAGTGCAATGCACATACACCTGCAACTTGTGGCGATGCCATACTTGTGCCACCTATACTCATAATTTGGTATGTATCATCTTCCGGATAATCATATGTTGTATAAGCGGCGTCTGCAAGTGTACTTGACGCACTCATTATTTGATCGCCGGGTGCATAAATGTTTACGCCAGGGCCTCTTGTAGTGCTACTAGATACAACGTCTGATGATGTAGAAGCAGATCCTGCAAGATTGCCTACCATAAATGCTTCGTCGCTATATGGCGAACTTCCTCTATGATATTCATAATTGCTGCTGCCAAAATTTACTGTATTATCGTAATCTAGTCCGCCGATTACATCTGCTTTAAATCTATTATTACCTGCTGCAATACAAACGTGTATTCCTGCATCTATCATGTCTTCAATTTCTGCATCTGCTGATGCTATTCTTACAGGTATTCTAACACTGCCAAAAAACTCTCTACTTACACCAGTTGCAGCCCATAGTTCGTCTCTATCAGTGTAGTCGACTCCGTATGTCCATGCTGTACCTCTATAAACTCCATTTATTGGTTGTAATGTTTGTGTTGATCCATATCCCCAGCTCATATTAACTACTGTAGGTCTACTGTTCCCTTTAAAAATATGCCATCTTCTAATTAAATCAAAAGCAGATGCTATAGGAATACCAGTACCGTCACTTCCTGACAATGTTTCTAGGCCTGCTAACTTTTGAGAATAAATGTGTGCGCCTTTTGCCCAACCGTATGTTTTACCTGCCGCTATACCTGCGCAATGTGTTCCGTGGCCATCAGCATCTCTATAATGATTTGGAGACTGTTGTACTGGTGAACCTAACACTGCTTCTTGATACCAATTTATTTGCTGTAATCTGCTAACGCCGCTTCTGTCTTCCCATTCAGGATGATTAGGATCAATACCGCTGTCTTGTATTACTACATCTACACCTGTTCCGTCTAGTGCGTAATCGTAATTTCCTAGTATTTGATTAAATGTTGTGTAAGGATTTGTTGCTTCAATACAACGTCTTAATCCCCAATTAACTGAGTTTGGATCTCGATTTTGACTACCTCTATATACTCTATAAAAGTTGCTTGACTGAGATGCATTACTAATAAGTTCAATGTCGTCTCTTTGATCTGGTGGTATTTCTACTGATAGTACTCTAGGATCGTCTGCTAATACTTGAGCTTCTTCGTCAGTTAGCATCCAGTGAGTCATACGTTTAGACCCTTCACGTGGATTTGCTATATCAACACTACGATTAGGTATTGCGTTAGACCCAGTTGATGCTGATAGCTCAGCATCAAACTCTTGTAAGTCTATGCCTCGATGTACAACAACTATGTATTCTCTTTCTACACTCAAGCAATTATATTCCTTGTCTCTACAAGATTCTCAGGTTGCGGAACAGTAAACCCTAAAGTACTAGTTTTTTGTCTTGTGTAATTTAGTACTTCGGTTACTACAGCACTAAGCTGTACTTCGTTTAGGCCTTTTAAAGTATCTAAAACTTTAAAAATTGGTACATTGTCTATTTTTGCTTGTCTTAGTAAAGCACTTCCGGTACTACGTGCAGCTGATTCATCAAAGCCTCTTTTGAGAAAAAATCCTATTGTACTATCAACCTCGTTTGCTGAGAATTCTAAAGGTTGGTCATAGTAAGCATCGAATACTTGTTTTACACTACCGTCAGCTATAGCGTTTTTATCTATAGGTAAGTTTCCTGTGTTATTAGTAGCCATGTTATGGTCCTCCGATATTATTTGCAGCTTTTGCAGCGTCTACCTTTGCTTTAGTTGTTTCTTCCGAAGCTTGGGATGCTGCTTGAGTTGCTTTAGTTGTACTTAACGCTCCACCTGAACCTGAAGCTTTTGGAAATTTTGTTCCAGGTACACCGTTAACAGTATTATTTAAAGCATTAATGGCTGCGCCTTCTAGTAAACTGAGTCCTTCGTTTTTAATTGAGTCTTTGCTAAGATTCTTAGCATTTTTGAAAACGTTAACTCCTTTAATAATTGTACCTAATCCAAAGTTGCCGCTGTTAATATCGCCTAGTATACTTCCAATGCCACCTAATACTCCACCGTCACCAAACAAACTGTTTACTCCGCCGCCGCCTACACCTAACGGACTTGGCGATTTATCATAGTGAGTAGTAGCAAATGTTGCAGGACTGTCTTCGCCAACTGCACCTCTATCATACAATACATTTTCGTATACAAGAGTCATAGCATTTTCAGCAATGCCAGTTGTCTCGCTTTGATTCATAGTATCATGACCCCATTGTGAAATCATAGGATTTACTAATGTATATTCTGTATATTCGTGTCTAGCAAATTGATACAATTTTATATCTTTAAAGAACGGAAAACGTCTACTATTATCTAACCCGTATCTTAATCCGTTTGTTACTTCTTGGTACGTGCCTCTTGGATGATAACTGTCTTCAATTGTTGTTATATTTGAATCGTTAAAGTAATATCGATAGTACGCTTCCATCAGCATAGTAGTCAACCCAAGATTGTCGTCGTGCATTCTTAGTTGTATAGGTTGATAGTCTACTCTTGTTTGTACATTCTTTTTTCGATTATATTGATTTTTTGTAGAAACTTCTGCGGTATACTGCGGTAAGTCAACTTGTTTAACTAACATGTTTAACTCAGCTGTATGATTGTTTGACAGTTTAGGAAATTGTTGTAATACAAGAGGGTTAAAAGTAAAATTTACAAAATAAAGAAATTTTACTTTAGGTGCTAGTCTAAATGCATCGTCTACATAAAGTCTTTGAGCATGCTGGAAGTCACCAACATTGCCTCTAGGGTTAAGTGCTGCATTAAAAAAGTTATCTAAAAATCCATTAAGTTTCATAAAAGTATTTATCTTATATAGTTAAGTACATACATAATAAAAAAGGGAGCATAAAGCTCCCTTAAATATCGGCAATCTATTTTAGATTAAATTAAGTTGCGCCACCGCCGCCTGTTACTAGAGTATTAACTGTACGCCCAATTGCTGTACCAACTCCTGTACCTTGTGGTGACTGAATAGCATTATCATAACGTATGTTTAACGAAATTGTAACAGCATCGTTAGTTGCATAGTTTAGTGTATTATAGTTTGCACTTTGTAGCATACAACCGTATAATTCCCAAGTTTCTAATACACCTACTTCATTTGCTCCGTTACCACCGTCTAAGATTTCAATACGTGATGTAAATTTGTAATCAATACCAGATGCTGCACTTGACTGTTCGAAAAAGTCGAATTGCTTCTGTAGCTGTTCGCCAACTAGTTTTGTTACGTTACCGTTTACGTCATCTCTAACGTTTAATGTGATTGGTTCCCAAGTATGCTTACCTGCTAGATAGCTTCTTGAGTTGTAAACATCTAAAGTAATTTCTTCAAACGTTACATTCGGTCTTGATACATCAACTACTTGTTTTGTAATTTCTGTTGTGTCAGCACTTACACCAAAGTTTTCTAGCGAAACTCTAAAGCGATATTGCAATTTAGGCATTAGTAAGCCTTGGTTATTTGCACTTTGATCGCTTGCTAGTGGTACTGTGATTTTTGATAATGTTGAGATTGCCATTTATATTTTCTCCTGTTACAAGTATTTAGCAAATTTAAGCCCCATATTTCAGGGGCTTATTTTTTTAGCCTAGCCCTGCAATTTCTCCTGTATTTTTCAAACGTAGTGGAATGTAAATAAATTCTACTGCTTTGACTGGTTCAATTGCAATGTCTAGATAAAGTTCATTACGATCAATTCTAGACGGTGTATTGTTTGACTCGTCACACACAACTAGGTAGTCGTATAATGCTCTTTGTCCAACTAGCTCTAAACACAAACTTTCTGCTGCATTCTTAATTTGATCACGTGTGATCTTATCATTTGGTTCAAACAAGTAAGGCTTAGCTAGTTTGTTTAGCTGTGAGCGCATGTAGATAACCAAACGTGCTACGTTGATTCTGTCTAGCGCACTTGCATTTCTTGCACGAGTCTTTTGACCAAATACAACTAATCCACTGCCGTTTAAGAATGTAATTGGGTTAACTGCATTTGAATAAAGCGTATCACGCTGTCCTTCGTTTAATGCAACACTTACAAATTCGCCTTCATTACTAATGTAACCTGTTGCAGTTGCATTAGTTACTCCGCCACGTCTTGTACCTGCTGGTGCAAACCATGGATAGCTAACTTGATCGCTTAGTGCAATAGTACGTAGTGCCATATGACTTGCAGGAACAACAACATTGTTACCTACGTTATCACTTGTAAAGCCTGCTGGGTAGTAAACACCCATGTACTCATCAAAGCTAACTAAACCATCGTCGTTATCTTCAACTGCTTTGCGAATGTTTTGTCCCCACTCATTAAGTGAAGTAGCATCTGGTGTTAGTCTCATTGGACTGTCACCTACGATAAATGCACTTAGTCCACGATCGTAGTTTAGGCTTACCATTTCACCAATTAGTTCTGGATAACCTGGTGTTGCCATTACATTAAAGATACGTGATTCGTCATCTCTAATATCATCATTACTGTTTAACATTCCTTGTAATGCTTTAACTACTACACTACGCTGTGCTTTACGTCCAAAGCTTCCTGCGCCATCTGCTTGGTTAGGAGACTCTGTAACCCAACGGTGTGGGTAGTATGCTGACATACTTACGTCACCTGCACGACCATTTTCACCTGTTAAGTCAATGTAATCACGCTCAAAACGCTTAACGTTAAATCCGCTTCTGCGTAAGTTCCATAGCAACATACCTTTTGGATATAGTGCTGGGTCTGGAGCATCTGGATCTAAGTAATCGCTTGAAAGTAGATCTACAATTGTACCTACTGGAGCAACTGTAGCTGTACCGCCTGATGTACCATAACGTGCATCTGCAAACAGTACACCGTCTTCAGTAGTTTGGTCACCTGAGTCAACTAATACCCAACTTGCGTTTGAATAACGATATACAGTTGGATAATTTTCAAGGTTACTTGTGTCAATCCATAAATCGTTATCTTGTAAGTTAGTTGCGCCATCTGATTGTCTAGTTGGTTCTGTTGCACTTACTAATGGACCATTAGCATCTGTACTTGGATACAATGTCTTATAGCCTACCCATGTAGTACCGTTGTGTACCAACATGTCAACTTCGTCAACAACTGAACTGTACCACAATGCGCCGTCAGCTGCTAATGCTGCTGGTGCTGTGCCACTTGCTGTAAATGTAGATTTTTTCCAGTTACTTGCAGTTAATACACTAGTTTCGTCTGTGTATAAGTGTGCTGTTGTACTTGGGCTGTTTGCAACAAATTCGCTAAATCCAGCATCGGACATAGTAGAATTTGTATCAGCTGTAAATCTAATTTCACCGCCTTGTGCATGTGAAATTACAATTCTATTTTGTGAATCAACTACAGCACTTACATTTTCAAATCCTGCGCCGTTAATTGCACCTGCAAATAGTTCAGTATCGGATACAGAACCTGTACCACTAAATGATACTGCAATGCCTGTATTAAATGCAGTTGCTCCTGCATCTGATTCTGAAATTGTTACACTGTATACTGTGCCGTTTCCAAATGATCCTGCAATTCTTGGTTGCCCAGTAATTGATGTTGCACCATTTTTAGAACGTGTATAAATTCGGAAGCTTGCTAGTGGCTCACCTACTTCTGTAACATTTGTTTTTACATAAGATGTTCCTGCTGGTAGATTAAATCCGCCGCCAGTTCTATCTAAGTTATATAATGCTGTAGCATGATCTGAATGTAAAGATGCATTAACATCGTCAAATAATTCTGTTTCATCATTCCATACTTTAAATCTCCAACGTGCGCCTAAATTTGGTTCAGTAGTTTTAACCCATACACTGCCTGTTGGACGATTTTCTTCTGCTGTCTTAAATAGCGGAACAGATGTGTGCTTGCTAATTTGTAGTTCTGGTGATCTATATGCTCCAGCTGTAATACCAAGTATTGCGCCTAAACCAGCACTGTCTGCTACGTTAGCTACTTCGTCACTTGAACCGTCATTAAAAATAGCAATCTTGTTATCAACAACTTGTAAACTAATTCCTGTACCAGCTAGTGCAGTATTACCACCTGTTACAATATCACCAAGTGTATCTGCTTCTGCAATTGTAACAACTGCTCCGCTTCCTGGTTGGATTGTAAGTGATGCACCATTTGAATTTGAAACACTTGGTGAACTTACTGTACCAGATACTACAGACCAACTAGCTTTCCAATTTGTAGAACCTAACTCAACCCATTGATTTGAAATTCCTAATCTTGTTGCTGTTGCTGCGTCAACTCTATAATATGCTTTTAGCAAATCAGTTGTTGCTTTAATTGCATAACTGCCTACTGCGCCTTCGCTTTGCTTAGGAAATCCGTTTCCGTCAATTCTTGAAGCTTCGGTAATTACAATAGGTTGTTGTACACTAAATGACTGTCCGCCTGTTGTTCCTGCTGCTGAGCCGTTCCATGCAAAAATGCCATAGTTACTAGCGTCAGTGTCTAGCCAATAAGTGCCAGATACTGGATTAGCAGTTGGTTCGTCTGCTTGTGGATTAATTGCTCCCAAGTCAACATCGGCTCTAGTTACATATACTCTGCTGCTTATTCCTAATATAGAATATGCTGCTTGTAAACCGTATTCGTTTAGTTCGCCGCCGTGTACTGGGTTGTTATTAGCGTCTGTATAGAACGTTGGGTCTCCGAACGTTTCTGCTAACTCTCTTTGTGATGTAAGCAAGTATGGTTTACCTGCGTTTGCTGCCAGTGTTCCTGGTGCTGTGCCTGTGCCGCTGCCGTTAATTTTATTACTTGCAGAAGCTACAAAAATCATTGGTACAGTGCCTGGTTCGGCCGGCGTGTAAAAACTTTCATCAATTACACTAACCTGTACTCCTGGTGATACTAAAGCCATTTGTGTTCTCCTATATGGGTTGTTGTTAGTAGTATTTAGCGTATACTAAACAAAACCCCTTGATAAACACCCTGAAAAAGGGACCGAAAAGGGCAGCTAAATATGAGTATGCGTCCATTATGTAAAAAATGTAAGAAAAAACCTTCTGCGATCAACTATCACAAAGATAATAGAACATTCTACCGAAGTATGTGCGAAAGTTGTTGCCGTACAGGCGGAGGAGCCAAAGGTATTCCTCGATGGCAAGAGAATGGTTATATTAAAAAGTCTAAATGTGAGAAATGCGGATTCAGTAGTAGAAACGAAAAACAGTTTGATGTTTATCACATAGACGGCAGATTAGATAATTGTCGTCCTAGTAATTTAAAAACTATTTGTGCTAACTGTCAAAGAGTCCTACAGGATGAGGAAGTCCGTTGGCGTCAAGGTGACCTAATCCCCGATCTTTAAATTCTATATGATCTATTAGGCTACACACATTAAATTCTAATTCATCAATATCGCCATTGTTGTCAATAGTATAGTCCGACATCCATTGTTCTAAACTCATACTATCTTTTGATTCAGGAGGTAGATGATCTGATCTGTCAACCCAAATACAGTAGTCAAACACACCTGTGTTTTGCATTGCAAAGAATTCACGCTTATTACGTAGTCCACAATATATGTCAAACTCGTTAAACATTGCTCGTCCTAACCGAGCAGCATCGCCCTTATTATAATCACAAATAGCATTATACCACTCTGCTCGGTGATTATGCCTATCTGCATAGCATTCTTCTTCGGTAGTATAATTGTACTTGTCTTTTAAATCATTATAGATAAAAAGTTTAGAGCAGAATTGACTGCTTGATTCAAATGTGTATCCAAATTTATCACGTAAAATTTCGCATACAGTATCTTTGCCGTGGCGGCCGTGTCCAATAACTAATAGTTTAGGTAACATGCATATATCTCCAATGTCTTTACAGTATATGCTATTTTTAGTTATTTGTCAAGTATTTTTTTATCCAATTAAGAAACCGTAGCCAGTTCCGCCCGGTACTGCTTGACTAACTTCTAGTTCTAACTTATCCATCTCTTGCTGAGCTTCAGCTTTTAGTGAATCACCATTAAGACTTGTACCGCCTTGTGGTCCTGCAATAGTAGCAAACTTTGAACGTGCTTCGCCTAGCATATATTTACAACCTGCTAGTGTATAATCTTTAATCCATTGTTTCGCAAGATAGTCGTTTAGTAATTCTGAATCAGGACGATAGTTGTAAGCGTATAATAATACATTTTCGTTTGCTCTTGGACGCTGTAATATAGTTAATTTTTTAGTAGTGTTATTCCAAGTAAACTCTATAAATGCGCCGAACATACGTCCTACTAATTCTTGATACCCTGCAAACATTTCATACGTAGCAAGCCCGCCCATTTGACTTGATCCACTTAAAAGGTATGTGTTTGTATAAGCAAGGTTAAACGGTTCGTGTAAACTTCCGCCGTCTCCACCGCCTGTACGTGAACCAATACTTCTACGATAGACTTTACGGATTTCCATCACTTCACTTGGTAATATATAATCGTTTTGATCTTCAACTAAATCTAGAAATAAGTAACTTTCTTCTACACTTGCATCACTGCGTTGTCTAAAACGTGTAAGTGCCTTGGTCAATGCTGTGTCATAGTGGATAGGATCAAGTTCAACATCGACCATTCCTCCGCCTAAGAATGCATTAACGTAATCAAATATTTCTTGTTTTTGTGTTTGTAAATTTGCCATGTGATGTTCTCCGTATAGTATTTATCGTAGTTGCTATCGTTACGATAAATATGTATATGCCAAGATTAAGTTTATATAAACCCCAAAGGGGAAATGATTACAAGTTTATGGACAATAGAGTCTATGAAATGTTTACCATCGGCGGTACTGATGTGAATATACACAAGTACATAGGTACTGATGACGGTGAATCTGTAAAAGATCACACCCAAATACAAGACATACTTTTCTTAGAAAATAGAGACCGAAAATACGATCCAGACATATACACAATACGTTGTGTCTATAATGTACAGGATATTGATTTTGATTTAAGTCAATTTGGGTTATTTTTAAGTAATGATACACTGTTTATGACTATTCATATTACAAGAAGTGTTGCTGCTCTTGGAAGAAAAATTATGAGCGGCGATGTTATTGAATTGCCGCACTTACTAGACGAACATGCCGAAAATGATTTTGCTACAAGTTTGAAAAGATACTATGTAGTAGAAGATGTTAATCGTGCAGCAGAAGGTTTTTCTCCTACATGGTATCCTCACTTATATAGACTTAAATTAAAACAGTTAGTTGACTCGCAAGAATTTGCAGATGTGTTAGTACGTCCTGAAGATGATGATATTTTTATAGGTGATTACGATAGTAGCATAACATACGAAATTGGGCAAGTTGTAAAATATAAAGGAAAATTGTATAAAGCAACGGCTCAAACTATTGGTAATACTCCTACTGATGTTTTTAATTGGGGCGAATATACTGAGAATACTTTGAGAGATCTTTTAAGTACATACGAAAATGAAATGCAAATAAACAATGCTGTACTTTCAGAAGCAGAAGCAGACGCTCCGGAAAGCGGATTTGATATTTCTCATTATTATACTCTTGCTGTAGACGAAAACGGAAGAACACAAGTTGATACTGTAGAAGATCCAAATGCCAGTAGGCCAGACAGATCAGGTTATGCAGGATATTTGGTGTCTGGTGATTCTCCTCCTAATGGTACAGCATTTGGTAGTGGTACTTCTTTTCCTAATATTAACGAAAAAGACGATTATTTTTTAAGGACTGATTATCTGCCTAATAGACTATTTAAATATGACGGATCTAGATGGATGAAAGTAGGTGACGATGTACGCATGACAATGACTAACGGCGTAAATCGACAAACACTTAAAGGAAAATTTATCAATAATGTTAAAACAAATAATATCGGTGGCGAAGCTGTACAAGAAAGACAATCTCTTAGTAAAGCACTTAGGCCTAAGGCGGATGATGTATAATGCAATATTTTTATGATGGACAAATTAGACGCTATATTACTCAAATGGTGCGTTTATTAAGTAATTTCAATGTAAGTGATTCACATAATAATCTTACACAAATACCTGTAATGTACGGAGACTTAACTAGACAAGTAGCTAATATTATTCGAGACAATAGTGAAAATAAAATTCCTAGTGTGCCAAGAATTGCAGTATATGTAACTGGTTTAGAAATGGATCGCGAAAGAACAGGTGATAGTAGTTTTGTAAACAAAATAAGTGTTAGAGAACGGGCATATGATTCTACAAATGAAGAATATTTAAATACACAAGGTAAAAACTATACTGTTGAAAGATTGATGCCAAGTCCTTATACACTAAGATTACAAGCTGATATATGGGCAAGTAATACCGAACAAAAATTACAGATATTAGAACAAATACTTGTACTGTTTAATCCTAGCTTTGAAATACAAACAACAGACAATTATCTTGACTGGACTAGTTTAAGCGTTGTAAATTTAGACAATGTAACCTTTAGTAGTCGTAGTATTCCTGTAGGAGTCGACTCCGAAATTGATGTTGCAAACATGCAATTTAGTACTCCTATATATCTAACTCCTCCTGCAAAAGTAAAACGCCTTGGCGTGGTTACAAATATTATTACAAGTATATTCAACGAAGACACTGGAAGTATTAATTTAGGATTAACGCTAGATGGTGTTGAACCTATATTTGAATCAACAAGAACAGAAGTAGGCGAAGACGGTGAAGAAGAAAGAATTGTTGATGACGGACAATTTCCTAATGACGGGACTGGTGTTATGGATATCAGTGCAGAGTATAGATGGGCAGGTCTAACATCTAGCTCAACATATCGTAATTACGGATTAAATGTCATCGGTAGTGAAGCAGAAGTAGTATATAGAGGTACATCAGGAGAAGTTACATTTACTGAACTATTAGACACTATTCCAGGTACATATACAGCAGATGTAAGTAAAATATATCTAAAAACAGATGACTCAGATAATTATGTAATTGGCACAATTACAATAAATGCTTTAGATAATACAAAATTATCTATTAACTTTGACAACGACACATTACCTAACGATACTGTTATTACCGGGCCTACTGGAGATAGAGCTAGTATTGATTATATAATTGATCCGTTACGTTTTGATCCTAATCAAGACAAATCAGTAGGTATAAGAATATTATTACTTGGAGCCATCGGCGACGATGACAATCAAGACGGTGCAGATGCTTGGAAAAATACAGACGGTACTGACTTTGTAGCACAAGAAAATGATATTGTAGAATGGGACGGATCTAGATGGCATATAATATTTGATAGTAATGTTGACGACAGTACAACTATCTATACAAGTAATCTTACATCTGGTATACAATATAAATGGGATAATGCTAACAAATACTGGGTAAGGTCTTACGAAGGTGAGTATTATCCCGGAACATGGACATTCATATTAGATGCCTAACCTACATATTTTTCTATAACTAATTATATGAAGGACATTATTTGTAGTGGTGCATTACTATATGCACTTAACACTAAACGATTTTTATTTTTGCATCGTGCTAAAGGCAAGCACAAAGATCTTTGGGGATTAGTAGGTGGTACTAGTGAGCTCGGAGAGACTCCTTGGTCTGCATTACAACGTGAAATACAAGAAGAAATTGGCAACGTTGATGTTGTTAAAACAATACCGTTAGAAAGTTTTGTCAGTAATGATAACGCCTTCCATTTTCATACATATCTCGGAATAGTCGAACAAGAATTTTTACCTAATCTAAATGACGAACACACTGGTTATGCGTGGGTTGAATTAGGAAAGTGGCCTAAGAGCTTACACCACGGGCTACGTAATACTTTACAAAACAAAACAATACAATCTAAACTTAAAACTGTTATAGATGTAATAAACTTATTAGAGAAAAATAATGGATAATATTAAAGAAACTACTTATGGCTATGAAATATGCTGGGCAACTACTGAAAATTATTCAGGAAAAATACTTATCTTTAATAGACCGATAAAAACTGATTTAGCATTTCATAAAGAAAGACAAAAATCATGGTTTATAAATTCAGGCGATTTTAGAATTAGATGGATAGATACTGCTGACGGTAAACTCTACGAAAAACAAGTAAAAGAAGGTAGTGTATTCCATGTTGATCCGTTAACTCCTGTTAGTATTGAATCTCTCACTAGTGACGGAAGTATTGCAGAAGTAAGTACTCCAGAAAAAGATAATGACACATGCTGTGTTATACCTTCGCAGAATATTGGAGATTAATATGTTTCCAAAGTTACAAGAAAACAACAAAGTCCAAAAAGAGTTAAAAAAGTTTGATGCAGCTATTAAACAAATAAAAAATATTCACGTTAAAAACTCGGCAGCAAACTTGTTACAAGAATTAAAAAACGAATATGAAATTATTGACGGATCTTTTTTAGGAACAAACGGTCCGGTAACTCCTGGCGTAGCAAGAGAATCTGCAATGAAAACAATGGATTTGCGTAGTAAACTTAATAGTCTGTTAAAGCGACGATAGTCTTTTTACAGTAATAGATCCAACCATTGCCGGATGTAGTGTACATTGATATGCAAATGTACCACTAGTACTTTCCGGTATACTCCATATTAATGTTCCGCCATCTTGTGCTTGTGCGCTTGTATCTGCACTAGGAGTACCATCTTCTGCAATGTGTAATAAATTAGTAGTAATCGGAGTCAAAGTGCCGTCTAGGATTTCAAACGGATGTCCGCCTACATTAAGTTTAAAACTGATTTGCATTCCGCTGATAACAAAAATTGATGGATTGCTTCCAGTGTATAAAGGATTAAATGTATAAGCAGTTGCACCAATATTATCTACTTCAAAATGCATTCCGCTTCGTACAACAAATTCGTCAATAGTTGCTAAGTTGGCAGTTTGTGCATCTCCTAACTGATCAAAATCAGTTACACCAGATGCTCCATTGTAACTTACAGTAATCGTATCACCAGATACTGCTGTTGTAATACCAGCACCGCCAGCAACTGTTAATGTATCAGTTGCTGAATTTGCAGTTGTTGACCCAGTGTCACCGGATACTGTTTCAAATAAATTTTGTGTTGCTCCGCCAGCAGACACAGTCCTAAAAGTAAAGTTTCCAAACCCATCTGTGCCAAGTACTTGATTGTTTGATCCATCAGCAATACCTAAGTCAGTTAAGTCAGCAGGTATAATACTGCCTGTATCTGTAAGATCTCCTAGGTCAGTAGGTATAGTAGGCGTACTAGATAAATCAGTATAAAGCCCGCTTGTTGCTACTGTTGCAAATCCTGCTTCTACTGGTGTTTGGTTTATCCATGAACTAGATGCGTTATCATATGCTAGGAGATCATTGTCTCCTACTGATGTAATTGCTATATCAGTAATATTATCTATTGCTACACTTACCAAAGCACCAATTCCTGCTGCTGTAGGCGGAGTGTATCTAAAAACACCTGTTGTGTTGTCGTATCCAATAGCGCCGTTACCACTAGCTGTAAGTTCATTGCCTACACTAAAGTCCGTTAATGTAGCAATGGCTGGAGTGTTACTAAAGTTATTGTAATCTAAAAAGTATGTACTATCAAAGCCGTCAAGTGTATCAGCGTCAGTACCGCCGCCTCCAGATGTAGCGTCTGCTCCAGGTGCCCAATTAGTTCCGTTCCATTTTAGCACCTGTCCACTTGTTGGAACACTGCTAGAAGTATCAACATCACTTAAAAAGTCAATTCCAAATGCATCCATATTTACAGTAAGATTAGAAGTGTCTGTTGATATCTCTGTAGAGATATTAGTACCGCCTAAAATATTTAAAGTATCGTCCTCACCGCTTGCTACTGCTGTACCGTCATCTGATACTATATTCTTAAATACATCGCCTGCGCCGCCGCCTGCTTCGCCTGTAAAATTAAATGTAACAATATCGTCAACAACACTAGTTGCAATATTTGTGCCGCCTGCTAATGTTAATGTGTCAGCAACTCCGTCTGCGGTTGTTTGACCTGTGTCACCTTGGATTGTTGCAAAGATATTTGCGCCGGCTGCTGAAGACGTTACATTCCAAGCAGTTCCGTCCCATTGCCACGTTGTATTACCGACAGTAAATACCTCGTTTAACCCGGGTGATGCTGGATAATTAATTGCCATATTGTGTACCTTTTAAATTATGCATAAGTGTTTAAACTTCCGTAGACAATCCAACTGCTTGATAATCGTAGTAAAGTAAATCCTACTATATCAGTTTGACTTGCAGTTCCGCTAGGCGCTGATCCGCCTTGCCATAATATTGTTTGCGCTACGCCGTCCACTTGAAGTGCTGTAGGCAAATACGGAGTTGATCCTTGCGTAATTACTACAGCAATACTTATTGATTTATTATCGTCTGTTGGAACATTAGTGATGTCCGCTGTAAAATTAGCAGCAGATGATGTATGTTGCCATAGCGATGATATACTAAAGTCGTGTGTTACAACCCCAGTTGCTCCTACTATTAATTGCACATGTTCTCTTGTGCCTGCAAGATCAGCTATTCCTGTAATACTAATGTCACCTGCAACACTTATATCGTTGCTTACATTTACTGCATCTGGTGCAGTTAAATTTATACTACTTGCACTTGTTATACCAGGAGTTCCTACTCCTGTTGATGTAATGCTATCTGCAGAAATTGTTGTTGCTGTTATTTCGTCAAATGCTACATCGTCAGTTGTATTAAGAGATTGGTTATAAGAGGTGCCACCGCCGCCACCTCCGCCACCAGTTACAGTTGTAAATGAAAACGCTCCTGAACCGTTGGTTGTTAAAACTTGTCCTGAGCTGCCATCTGAAATTCCTAAGTCTAGTAAACTTATTGGTATAGTAGGTTTATTTTGTACGTTTGCCCAATCTAATATTGGAAGGGGATAACTTGGTTGTATCCATTGACTAGAATCAGTGTCAGTTACATATACATAAATTTGGCCGTTAGTGCTGTTGAACCAAATATTTCCTTGTTCTGGTGATGTAGGTACTGTATCACCTACATCTACACTTGCTCCGCCGCCGCCTTCAAACCCGCTTGCTGTAATTTTATTAGCAAATACAGTGTTATCGATGTTTGTAAGATCTGCAAGAGCTATTCCTGCTTCAGACGAAGCAGATTGAAATTGTGCTGTAGTTACATTAGTTAGATCGCTTCGAGCAATTTCAAAACCACCAGTATCTTTACCGCTATACACTCTAAGTGTATTTGATGATTTACTAAAGAAAATCTCGCCGCTTGATCCTACATTCCGATCTAAAAAGTCAGTCGGACGTGGGATAATTCTAATTCTGTCTACTACAGGTGCTTGTGATGATGACATACTATACTCCTTGTATAGTATTTATTAATATTTGGTATAGTACAATCGATTAGCAATGTCTTGTACGTTATCATTTTTTAGGATAAACTTGCGTACATTGTCTATATGAATAAGTTTCCTTTGTTTTCCAGGAAAACTTACTACTGGAAGATGATTCATTCTTAACAATTCGTCGCCTCTGTAAGATTCAATTTCGATAGGAACTTCATCTATTGGTAACATTCCATAGTGTTTAAACTTCATTGTACACACTGACGTTACTAATTTGTCGTCTTCGATATATTCCATAATTAATTCATTTTCTTTTAATAATTCTATTACCCATTCATACAACTTTTTTCGATCTTTTTGTATCTTACGTTTACTGTACTCGTCACCTTTATCTTTCCGCGGAGTAACTGTGTATATTACTAGTTCGTCTGTATAAAATTCTTCCATCATGATTTGCTTCCAAAATACTTATAGTATATATCTTTAATTAATGTTCGTTTTTGTTTAAACGTATGATTCATTAAAAATTTAGATTTAGTAACCCAATTTAAATCTTTTTCTGTTGCATTACGCACTTCCAAGTCAAAGATTTTTTCTGACAATGGTATTATCTGTGCTAATGGTTGTCCTGCTTTAATCATAAATTTACCTTTAGGTACATTACAGTATGCTTGTATGTTTATTTCAGAACTTATGCCTGGGTCTAATATACCCGAACTACTTTCAAGTTCAAAATTATCAGGATAAGGTATTGGAATCATTAGAAACTTTACACCTTTAGGAGCAATAATGTGCCACGGCATATTAATCTTTAATAACGGTCCAACAGTCCAAGGTTTTACAGGCATTAATGTTTCGACGCCAGTCTGTTGTCTTGAAATAATGTCTTTACCACTTGCTAGATCAACTATATCTGATGTAGGGATAGTCCATTTATAATTTCCTGTGCCATCTGTTTCTATTAAAACATCGTGCCACATTGGAATAATGTATCCAGTTTTTGCTAAATCAAAAATACCCGGGCATTGGTATATGTGATCCATTCTGCCGTCGGCTGCATCTAATTTTCTTTTAAAATCGTTTCTGGCTCTATTCATCCAGTCTGGTTTATATTGCTTTGCTGGTATGATCGGAACTGCTTCAGCTAAGCCGTCAATAGTACTAAAAAATTCAATTTTCATTTTTAAACCTTATGTCAAATGCAATATTAATTCTAGATTTATTAGATAAATTCGGTTCAACTTCGTGCGGTAACCAACTAGGCCACATAATTAAATCTTTGTCCTTAGGTGAAAAGAAAAAGTCTCTAGTAAATGGACTTTTTGTATTACACTCACCTAATGTATTTGCAGGATTCATAATACGGAGATCACCTGTACCTGATCCTTGTATATAATACACTCCGGATAATATTCCAGGCTTGTGTGCATGCATAACATTTCTCGAACCGATATTATTTACGTTTGCCCAGTAATGAATGTCAAACTGTTGATTAGAATACATTGCAAAAGTATTATCAATATCTGAATAATATTTAAATTGTTCTTTTACTGATGTTTCTATTGCCTCTAATAAAAATTTAATATTATGTAATTGTTGAGTACCCCGCCAGCAACCGTCGTTACTAAACGAACTATTAGGAAACTTTGTACTGTTTTCTAATATTTCTTGTTTTAATAAATCTAAATTACTATCTGAACCAACTTCATTATAATTAAAAAGTCCAGCATGTAGGATTGTTGGGATCATCTATCATACCAATCAGTTAAGTACTCGTATTGATTTTTAAACATGTTTTCAACTAAATCTAATCTTGCATTAGTGCAATCAATAAAATACTTTCCGTATCGTTCTTGAGATTCTGTTAAGTACGGCTCTACGTCTTTATATGCGCCGCCTGCGTGTAATACACTAAACCATTGAGTAATATTAAACATACTACTTGGTGTTAAATTCATAAAGCGTTGAGGATAAGGCAAAAATGCTGATAATATATCTTTAATAAACTTTGGCATTTCTTCTAATTTTTGCTCACGTATTTCTTTCCAGTACGGTGTATCATTACGTGAACTAAAGTAATAGTGCGCCCAAACAAATGCTAGAATTTCTTCTGACATTTCACTAAAGCCTCTATTAATAAATCCTTTTGTTTCAGTATTCCAAATATTTCCAGTATTATTCAATAAATCAACAATGCTCATAACTGCACCTGTTGTAAACGTAATGCCTGTTGCTTCTAACGGTTCAACAAATCCTGCACTTAGTCCAACTGCAATTACATTTTTTACTGCAATTTCTTTGTGATACCCGCATTTCATTTTTAAATGATTTGCAGGAGCTACGTATTCTCCAATTGACTCACGCAACTCTGCTTCAGCGTCTTCTTTAGATATATGCTTACTAGAATATACATACCCATTTCCTACTCTTGTAAAAATAGGAATAGTAAAGCGCCAACCTGCTTTCATTGTAGTTGCTTTTGTATACGGAAAACATTCTTCTTCTGGATTTTTATATTGTTTAGGTATAACTACTGCACTATCATTTAGCAGTATGTCGTTATAACTATGGAAGGGAATATTAAGTTCTTTTTCAAGTAATCTACTTTGAAATCCTGTACAATCAATATATAAGTCTGCAGAATACTTATTTCCATTAGAGTCTATTAATGCTGTTATACCGTTTTGATCTTTTTGTATATTGTCTATTTTAGCATCAATATGTTGTATTGTGTCGCCTAATATTTCTTTAAGAGTTTTAATTATATTATGAGCATTAAAATGTACTGCACCAAAGTGTAATGGCCCCATACGATGATTTACATCTAAGTAGTCATCAAATTTTTGACATATGTTTTGTTTTGCAAGACGGTATGCAGGATGATAGTCTTTAAATTCTTTATTTGTTTTACCTATAAAGTAATCAGAGATATAATAATCTTCTGCAATTAATGTATTATCAGGAGAGTCGTTATCTACAAAGTACGGCTCATCATTCCATCCCTCAAGCTCAACACCATACTTAAAACTAGCATCACTTGTATTCATCCATTGCTTTGGTGGTATACCGCATTTACCTAAAAAGTGTGCGGTGGCAGGTTGTGTTCCTTCACCAACTCCGATTGGCCCTGCACTGACATCTTCTATTAATGTTATTTTAGTGGGACGTTGTAAATTTCTAGACATATATGCAGCAGTTAGCCAGCCGCTTGTTCCGCCGCCAAAGATTATTATGTGTTGTACTTTATTTAAAAACATTTTTTATTCCTGATATGTGTATCTAAAATCAGCATTAAATGCCAATGATATTCTAGTATTAGTTGTCCGGTTGGGCATAACTTTATGTAATAGCCAATTTGGAAATAATAAAAGCATGCTTTGCTCTACTGCTATATTTACAATATTTGTATAAGTTGGTGTCTGATGTGGGAACGATACTACAAACGGATTTGGGCTTTTGAATTGTATATCGCCACTGCCTGGAGTAAATTTATGATAATATACTCCGCTTACTACATTTGGTTGATACCCGTGTTCGTGAAATCCAATTAACTGTTCAGTAGAAAATTTATTAAGCCACGAACTGTTTACATTAATACTATCAGTTTGATAACGTTGCCCAGTTTGTTCTAAGTAGTTTTTAACATGTTGTTTTATAACATCATTAGTAACTTTCATATCAAAAGTTGGTATGATATTCATCATATCATTACTAAAGGTTGTTTCAGCTGTATCGTTATCAGGTTGCCAATCATTTTTAAATATAGCACTAGACACTACATTATCTATTTCAATATCTAATAAGTCAGTATCTTCAACAGTATGAATATAGATTGGGGTAGAGAAAAAGTTTTCAATCATTTAGCTACAACAAGTATATATAACCCGTTCCACCATTGACTAATATCTTCAACATCATTTAGCATTAGTTTTTCGTATGTAACATAACCTCCGCACTCATTAATGCCTTCTCTAGCACCATTAACTACTCCGTCCCAATTTGCATCATCAAATATTAAAACAGTTTCGTTTTTAAAAGTATTCCAATAATGTTTAACTACATTCTTTGTAGATTCTTGATCATGAGGACCATCGTAGAAAAACATGCTAAATGCATTTGACATATTTGTAGTATCAATTGCAAACATATCATTATTAATTACTTCAATTCTATTATTGCCTTTATACGGTTCAACATTTTTAATAAACTCATCTAAAGAGTTAGGAGGAGTAGTACTTCCATTAGCTGGCTGTATTTGCTCTTCCCACTTATCGATAGCAACAGCAAGAAGCATATTGTCTTTTAATACCGAACTTAGAGTTGCTCCTAAATACGATCCAATTTCTAAATAAGAGTCGACACCTTTTGCAATAGAGTTAAGAAGAGTTTGTACTCTAGGTGAAGTTAGCCCAGGTATGTCAACTTTTGTTGTAGGAATACCGCTTGACTCAACACAAGTAACTACATGCTTAACTAAATCGCTGTGATCAATTTCTGTTTTTGCTTTGTAAATTTTATCGCAAAATTGACATTCCCAACAGTCAAATTTACAGTTCTTAATAAGTTTGCGCCATGCGTCAATAGGACGTTCTTTTAAATTTGTATCTTCTAAATATTGGTTAAATGTTTCTATTAATATTTCTTCGTTATCGTCCCATTTTTTAATTATAGTCATGGTTTCGAAAAGTCTACTTACTGCTTCTCTACCATGCATTTTAAATACGTCAATACCGCAATCATTAATCAATTCTTCCCAATCTTCTTTCCATGGCGGCAGATCAGAAGTTTTTAAATGTACTGCTGGATCTATAAAGTCCCATTTAGGACAACTTACTCGACTTATAGGATCATTAAAGTATTGCGGATCGTTACCTTGTCTAGTATTATTATATTCAAAATGTTCTACCATCATAGGGCAGTTACCTAAACACCCTTCATTTGCTAATAAACTAATTTTAATTTCTTTTCCTAAATTATCCTTAATCCATTCTTTAGCGGCTTTAATGCGTAATAGCGTATCTCTGTCACGCATTAAGTCTCTATCTAAATTGATATAATCAAACCCAACTTTAGCAAGATTTACTATTTCAGTTGCAGTTCTTACATCACGTAAAATAGTATTCTTAACCATTAACTCAGGAAATGCACGTTTTATTTGACCAGTTGCCATCCAGTGTGTATGTGGTATAGTAGCTATACGTACACCTGCATCATATATAGGTTTGAAATTCTTTATAAAGAGATCTAAATTCTTTTGTGTCGGGGGAACTTGTATATTATTAAATGTTGCACTGATCGGAATATCTAAACTTTTTTGTATATAGATAGCCATGTCAATAGCATGAGAATAGTCTTCGTTATGTATAAAGATATCTCCCATTGCATCTTGTGCAAAGGGGGAAATCCTCGAAGTAAAATATACATCGTAAATTAAATGTTTATATGTTTTTAGAAAAGAAATAAACTCGTCGAATTCTTCTTTACTTAATTTAGGATTTAAAGGTACACTGAATATCTTTTGCATTAATTATCTCACTCTCTATTAGTAGTTATTATAACAGAGAGTGAGCTAGTTGTCAAGTTGGTTCTAGCCAATGTATCTTAAATTTTGGAGCTCTCTTCCTGCGCATATTAATCGGAAACCCTACATCAAAGTAGTCATACATTAATTCTTGGGTTGCATTTATAGTAGTTAATTGATTAATTGCTGCATTTAAACCAGCAACTGATTTACTGTTTGGCTCAGTATGATTTTTTAAGTGTATTCGCATTATAGTTTTATAAAATTCTACACAGTTAAGGGTATCTGTTTGTGTAAGTCTGTAGTAAACTTTAGTTTCATCCAGTTCTTCAGTATCTCCGCTTCCGTCAAATATTTCAGCATAAACGTTTGTCGACTTTCTTACAGAAATTTCACCTTCGTGGGCACTAGTAAATTTATAAGCTTTAGCTACATTCTCTGATACTTTCTGACCATGTAACCAAGAGTACACAATGTCATCGTTATTGCTAGGAAATTTAATGACGCTATAGCACCAAAACTCTCCCATTCTTTCCATTAGAGGATGCAATCGAGGATCGTCACCTGCAACAGTTTCATGTATTATATAAGTCGTATCCGTCATCTAATGTTGTATCCTGTGTAGTTAGTTGCGGCCCGGCATTTGGTGAATTATCTATACCCAATGACGTTAAGTCTGGTTTAGTAAGCGACAAATTACTTCCGTTCTCAAGACCTAAATCTTTCTCAACTTCTAATTGAATAGCAGTTTCGGCTTCTTTCAACTGCGTAGCAAAACTATGAGCTAATGCTAAAGTGTGCGCTTGTTGTTCTTCGCTCATACTTAATATTGCATCCATATTACCTGTATTAACTCGACCATAGAATAACAAATCTGATGCTGCTTGTTTACCTAATCTATGTGTCCAATACTCTTGTTCATACAGATCTTCTTCGTCTGTATTAATAATATCAAAGTAAGTTCTACCGGTACCGTCTGGTAATAGTACTTCGGGTGATGCTTTAAATTCATTTATGAGATCGATAAATTGTTGTCTTTCTAAAAACCAATCTTGTAGTCTACGTCTAGTAGCAACTTGTTGTCTGTTTAACTTGTCTGCTTCTATTGCGTGTAATCTTTTCTCAAATGGGTCAGGATCGTGTTCTGCTAGATAAGTGTGTCTATCTATTTCAACTTGCCATTTTAGAATTTCGTATTCTGTATGTTCAATACCTTCTTCACGAGTACGTAACTCTAAAAGCCACTGACGCAATTTTGCAAAAGGTGTTATTTGAGTTTGACCTACAAAGTATCTCATTTTGAACTTTGGGTTAGTCCATTCTTTGTTTATAGCAAACAATACAGTTTGCTGATCTTCATCAGATAACGAATCGGTATTAGTTCTTAAATCATTTATATAGTGGGTGTTCGCAAACTGCGCTAATCTATCAACCATAATATCTCCTAAGGCTTATGTGAAAATATTTAGTTAGTCTCGCCAGCCACCGATACCTGAACTGGTACCTGGTATTCCTGATGGTTGCATTGACGATGCTCCAGTTGTTTGCACTTCTGTTGCATACACAAATTTTGCTGATAAATTATTCTGTAGTCCGTTATACTGACCTAACATATACTGATGATCTTGGCCTAGTGTATAGTTTTCTTCGCCACAGTTAGTATATGCTTTACCAATACCAGGAGTAGTTACTGTACCAGTCGTAAAGTTTGTTTTACGATATGTATATCCACCGGCCCAAGATCCTTCATTACCTGCATATCCATTAACTACCTTACTTTGAATAGATTTTTGTTGGAAATGTCTTCCTGAATGTGTTCCGGAACGTGTAGTTATTGTTTCTGTAGCAAAAACGAAATCCCAGTGGTTTACGCCGCCGCCGCTGCCTTCTCCACTATACCAAATACCGTAATTTTCATCACAAGTCATACCCCACGGTCCGCCTGCTGTTGCGCCGCCTTGCCCACTGTAACTCGGATTGTTAAAAATACTTGAAGTTACCATAGATTCTGTAATAGTATCAAATTTTTCAATTTCTCCTCTATTACCGCCCATAATCCAAGTAGCATAATGTTCTTTAAATACAGTACCCATATGCCCGCGGCTGTTTGCCATATGTGAGCGACTCTGCGGGGAAAACGCAGTTTCTGTTCTTGAACTAAATCCTGTAGTTAAGTTACTAGATGCATTGTGTGCATTACCTGCACCAAACACAAAAATTCTATCTTTACCTACTGCACCTGCTTTGTAGTTAAAGGTTCTATCTAATAAATCTCCTAGATCAGTAGTAACATCTGTTGCTGCAACAGTTCTGTTGACTCTTTTGTACGTTACTCCTGACTTATATCCGCCTAAAATATAACCATTAGTAATAATACTTCTATGGAGGTACGGAATAGTAAAGTCTTCCCATTTGCCGTCATATTCAGTTGTATAAAATTCTACTTTATTTTTATCTGTATTATAACGAATTACACCAGCATCAGGAATAACATCAAACAAATACATTGCAGAGTAATTATCAAATGAATAGTTTCCAGCTGCATAGTCTTTATAGTAGATATACATTGTGTCGCCGTAACCGGTTAGATATGGCTTGTTAGTTTCAATGAGTGTCCACCCGGTGAGGTCAACAGCTGACCAGCTGTCCTGGCGCATTAGATAAACTCTGCAGGCTGGCAATGCCCACGTTGATCCTTGAGTGTCATTAATACAAGTTGTGGTCCTTAATCCTAACAGATAGTCTGGTAAATTTCTATAGTCTGCCCAACCTGATCCGTTACCACTAATTGTAAGAGATAAACCGTTTGAAGCGATAGCAGTATTATTATTAAATAATCCACTTAATGTTATATTT